ATGTTAGACCGTATGACTGTATACGTATCTAACTTGTTACCTAAAGGTGTAGTTGGTAAAGCACTGGTTCCAGGTTTGTCTGCGGGCTCAACAGGTGCTGCACTATCAGGTGCTAAGCTACGTCGTATGATGGTTGCAGGTACTAAAGCATCATGTGCTTTTGCATCTCAAATCACTAAGACTGAGCCTCTACGTAATCAAACAGACTTCGGCGATATCGTTCGTGGTCTATCTGTTTACGGCCGTAAAGTTGTTAAGAGCGAAGCTCTAGTAACAGCATTAGTTGGCACGCCTTAATACGCGTACTTAGCTAAGGAGAGGGGGAGACCCCTCTTTACGTACTTACAACGGAGAGACTTGTGGCAATAATTAAAGCTATTGACGTTATAAAACGTGTCGAGGATGTTATTCAAGATAGTAACATTCGCTGGCCGCGACTAGAATTGCAGAACTGGATTAATGAATCCTATCTACAAATTGTTCTATTGCGCCCTGACGCTAATTCTAAAACGGGTACCTTTACTTGTGCTGTAGGAACCAGACAGGTTCTAACCACAGGTTTCTCTACCGCACTACGTCTAATAGACATAGTTCGAAACCTAGCTACTTCCTCTAAAAAGAAAGTAGTTAGACTTATTAATAGGAGCGTCTTGGATGACCAACGTCCTTCTTGGCATGGTGAAACCGGTACGGTTGATGTCCAGAACTTTACGTTTGACCCAAGACAACCTAAAGAATTTTTCGTATACCCACCAGCTACAACAGCTGCACAAATAGAAGTTGTGTATGCTGACACGCCAGGAGCTCACGCGCTATCTGAGTCAGATTTGAATCCAGCGGGTAGTAATACGGAAGTTATCAAACTAGATGATATTTATCTCAGTGCTATTATCGACTGGGTGTTGTATCGCGCTTTTTCTAAGGATGCTGAACATGCGGCTAATGCAGCTCGCGCTGGTGCACACCACCAAGCATTCATTTCAGGAATAAGTGATAAAACGCAGAGTGATGTAGCATCTGCACCTACGGAGGCTGTCTAATGGCAACAACATGGGATAAGTTATATCCATACGTTCAACCTTATGTACCTGGGTGCCCTGAGATTGTTATAAAAACGCATCTACAAGAAGCGGCAGCGGAATACTGTGCTAATAGTGAAGTATGGCGCTACAATTTAGAACCTAGTTTTACTAGCAAAAACACCTCAGATTACGAGTTAGATGTGCCTAATAGGGCCGTTTTAGAGAATATTATGGTACTTATGCTAGATGGTATCCCTATGACGCACGTATCAGAAAGACATTCTTTCCCTCGTACTGACTCCGATGGTTCTGCTGTAACAGGCACTCCTACGCAATATAGTGTATTCCAGGATGCTAGCATCCGTATGTACCCTACACCGCTTTCCAAGCATACATTTACTGGCATTTTAGTAGTTAAACCTAGCTTATCGGCTAAAGGGATAGAGGACTTTATCTTTGAATCACACGGTCGTAGTATCGCAGCAGGAGCTATTGCTCGAATTGCCGGTATACCGAACAAAGAGTGGAGTGACCCTGATGTTTCTATGAGAAGCCAGATTGAATTTGAACGCGCAATGTGCGCAGCTAAAGGTAGAGATACCAGGCGTGTTAACATGCGCGTAGCAGCCGTTAACTTTTAGTTGACAATGAGACACCGTTAGGGTAAAGTTATCCTAACTTTAATTGCATACCAAATGCTGAGAACAACCCGACTAGTCGGTTAAATATTGGAGGCCTGAATGGCATATTACGATACAATCAACCTCGTATCCGGGGATGATAAACCACAATTGGACTTCACGCTTCGTGATTCGACTAAAGCAGCGACGGGTAAAATTCTTGACGAGGATGACCCTACTACATGGGCTCCAATTGATCTAGCAGGGCAGACAGTACGGATTAAATTCCGTTCTTTAGGCGGAGACACAGTCTTAGATACTATGACATGCGGCATCTTAGTTGCTGCCGATGGTACATGCTATATGCAATGGAATGCCACGACTTTAGACGTCGACGCTGGTACTTACGAAGGTGAGATTGAAATGACGGACTCTTCCGGAAAGGTTCTAACCGTATTTGACAAACTAAAGTTTAAGATAAGAGCGGACTTCTAGTAATGGCTATACGTGCCACAATTAGCGTACAGAGAATACAAGCTCAGACTGCTAATGAACTCGTACAGGCACAAACAGTTTACCAGTCAGTTGTAGCATCTGAGATATCGGTAAATCCTGATTCTAAAAATTTAATGCTATTTGATAGCGTTCCACTAAGCGAAGTAGTATTTAAGGTAATTACAAAAGGTTTAGCTGATAGTACTGCAGTTACCGACTTGTATGCTTCACATTTCAATAAAGGAACAATAGCTGAATCAGTCAGTGTAGCTGATACTTTTGCTAAAGTTGTTACATACAATAGAATCTTTAATGATGCTTTCACTTTAGATGACCTTGCTCAAATCGATAAAGATTTCTACGGTAACAAAGGAAATATTTTTGCCTTTACTGATATTATCGGCTTAACTAATAATAAAAACCTAACTGATTCATATACTGTAAGTGACGTAATTACTAAAGTAGTTGCCTACGTTAGAAGTTTTACTGATTCAACAACATTAAGTGATTCTGAGTATTATTCTCTTGCAAAAAGTACATCAGACCCTCTTACACTTTCAGATTCTCAGTTAAAAGGGTTTACTACACAAAAAACAGATAGTTTTACTGTTGCAGATGCTGCAGATAAGAGCTCAGGTTTAGCTAAAACAGACTCTTTTTCTTTCGCTGATAGTTCTTATTTTTCTGCTAATAAAGGGGCTAGTGATTCTATATCTCTTGCAGACTCTCACTATAGAGCATTAACTAAAATAATTGCTGATGCCTTTACGTTAGATGATAGTGCTTTAATAAATAAAAACTACTACGGTAATAAAGGCAATGTATGTACAATTTCAGACTTAATAGCCTTTACTTTAGTATATAGTCGATCGTATACAGATTCGTTCTCCTTTAATGATACTACAATTACAGAATTATCTAAAGTAATTAACGATGTAGTTACCATGACTGATTCAACCCTTTCAGTAATGGACCGAGGTAAGGATGCTACAGATGTATTAGGATTTGTAGAATTAATGGCTAGCACTGTAGATAAAGTATTATCAGACCAAGCAACATTATCTGATAGTTTATCTAGTTTGGTAGGTAAAGGTATTACTGATTCTGTATCATTTAACGATAGTACAGTTTCAGAAATAACTAAAGTAGTTACTGATGCGTTTGCATTAGACGACAGCGCTTTAGTAAACAAAGACTACTTTGGTAGTAAAGGGAATGTGTGTACGGTTTCAGATGTAATAAGTTTTGCTTTCGTCTGGAATAGGACTTTCGCACATTCATTCTCTTTTAGTGACGAAGATTCTTACCTGTTAGGTAAAAATGTTCAAGGAGCCGGTGAAACTATCGGTATAAGTGATGTAGTAGCTCTCGCTACAATATCAGGAAAGGTGCTCAACGGAGCACAACTTAATAGAATAACATTAAACTAGGAGTTTAAAAATGATACAAGATAATTTCGCACTAACAGGTGCATTAACAATTGCTATTAACGATGAAGTAGTTCAAGAGACTGATAACTTAGTAGTAACGTCCGGTAAAGAATGGGTTGCAGATAGGATGAATAACGCCAATACTGTTATGACACACATGGCTATCGGCACAGACCAAACTACAGCAGCAGCAGCACAAACATGCTTAATTGCAGAGCTAGAAAGAAACGCTTTAACAAGTACAACAGTAACAGGTGCTGCTGTTGCTTATGTTTGTACTTTCCCTGCTGGTGATGGTACTGGTGCTATTAAAGAAGCAGGTATTTTTGATACTCTAGGTGCTAAAGTAGACGATATTACTATTACTGGAGCAGGTTCAGGCTATGGTTCTGCTCCAGCAGTAACATTTGCAGCAGCTCCAGCTGGCGGAACAACCGCTACAGGTACTGCTGTTTTAGGTACTGGAGCTGATGCTGATAAAGTAGCGTCAATATCTATTACAAATGTAGGTGCTGGTTACACGGCAGCTCCTGCTATTACTATTGCAGGTTCAGCTACCGCAACATGTACTATGAAAGAAGGTGGTGATATGCTTGCTCGTACTGATTTTTCAGTAGTGAACAAAGCAGCGGCTGACTCTATGACTATTACTTGGACTATCACAGTATCTTAATTTAGAGAGTTTATAGGAGGTTAGTATGGCTGTGAAATTCAGTAATAATGCTGCGACTACTCTGGCATCAGGTATATCGTCAGGTGCTACATCTTTTACTGTTGCTTCAGTAGCTAACTTCCCTACACTTGGTGCAGGTGATTGGACTTATGTATCTCTAACTACTGAAGTAGTCAAGGTTACTGCTATTAATACAGGTACAAAAGCATTTACTTGTGTTGCTACTTCAGGTGCACATTTAAGTGGAATTACTGTTGAATTGCGAATGACAGCTGACTT